TTGTTGCTATGGAAGATTACCTGTTGGAAATTGAAAAGATGTCAGTGTGTACGGGTATTCCGAGACTTGGTGAAGCGACGAGTATGTCACAACAAATAAAAGATTACTTTGTTGGCTACGACTTTTCATATCACACCACTCACTTGAAACAAGTAGCTGAACCCAACAAGTTTATAAACAAAAATTTGTCGTGTTGATCAATGATTCAACTGCCAACTTATGATAGTCGCTTTCAATATCTTTGTGATGATCCAAAATAAACATGATGAGTTCGTTATCATCTTGCCCATCATGTTCCTTGAGCCATTCAAGTGGATCTGGTTTTTCTATGCGTGTATTATTTTTGCACATGAATTTATACTCAAGGTCTGATACGACACGCTTGGAATTTCTCCCTTCGCGAATGTAGTCAGCTATAATGTAAATGATACCATCAAGAAACTCTTCGATAGCCATTTCCATCCAAGAATTTTTCTGAGTTCCCCATGTCATGGTATCTGAATTTACGCGTACACCGTGCCCATATTTACTTCTTCCGAGATCCAGACGCTTTGTTACTAGATCTCTTGGCGGCTTTAGGCGTTCCATTATTGTTCTTACTGACACCATTACTCTTAAGCAACTTTTTATCCAGAGATGCCTTCCTAGATTTCTTTAGAGCCGCGACCGTCTTTTTGATCAAGTTGTCAACATTCTTCACATTGGTTTGACCAATTTTATTTCGCAGCATCTTGACATCATCATTGATAGGTCCCATGACATTTCGGTACTTGTTCATCCACGCAGACCCATAGGCACTGATGACTTTATTCCTCAAAGAGCTGGCTGGTTTATATCTTTCAATCATAGAACACAAAACTGGGACAGTCTCTTTACCCGTTCTTCGTAGACCGAGACCGTCAACAATCTTAATGAGATCAGCCTTCTTGTAGGTCTTGCACATTCTCTTACTCAATCGGAACTTGTTACCCTGACCATTCACAGTCATTTGCTTGCTGCCAACCTTGATACTATTCACAACAGGGTTAATGCGTCGAACCGAAGAAATCAGACTACACAGTTCTTTGACGGTCGTCTTTTCTTTGATACCGACGATACCCATCTCACGAGCAATCTTAATGAGCTCTGGCTTGGGATAGCGAGCACATTGAAGACCATTAATCTTCAATCTTTGTTTGTTATCAAAAGCAACCACAAACCTTTTCTGTGTCTGTGTCTGTGTGTTGTTTGTACTCGACTTCTTGGGAATCTTGTAGCAGCAATCAAATCCTTGGGGATTTTTCTTGGTAGCGTACCCATCTTTGCATGGTGGCATACGTGTCTTTGGGCAAGTAGTCTTCTTAAGTTTGAGTCCTCGACGCTTCGGAGACTTTTTAATATCTTGGACTACAAACTCACCTCCTCTTTTAAATTTACGCATAAGTTCAGAACCAACCTTGTAGGCCGCGACCAGGTTTTCTGGTTCATCGAGCCCCAAAATTTGAACGACACCGTTTTCTGACATGTTAAAGTTGTACCCTTGATAGTCAACATAAAGAATGGGTGCAGCAATTTCAGCTTCGTAACTCGTCGTCGGTTCGAGGCCATAGCGTTGACCACGCATTGGCAAAGTTGAAATGCTTTTAAATTTGGCGTTCACTTTAAACTGTCCGCTGATGTTGTTATAGAATGCATTTCCATACAAGAACGAAGATCGATCCGTATAATTGTCAATCATGTACTTGCGAATCAATTCGGGTTGTTCGGTCACCTTCTCGAGACCCAAGAACCCTCCCGAAAATCGAATCTTTCCATTCTTGTAGACCGTGAAACTCACACCCTTAGAACCTTCGTCATTGAAGATGCGAGCTTTGTAATCAACCGAAAAGAAATCTTTACGTGTCTGAGACCCTTGAGATCCTTGAGCATCTTTACGGAAACCAGTTTGGAAACGACCGTAGATACCCTTCATTTCCAAAACTTCAATGCTGATACCTTTAGTTAAAGGAGATGCCGGAAGAATTGGTCTCTTCAATAGAGCACCAAGATCAACACGCGTTGCAGAGTCAAAATTACGGTTAACTGTGACATTGAACATACCGGGTTTCAGATCACTGACATAGAAACCGGAGTTGTTCACTCGATAAAACTCGGCAAAATTACCAACGGTTTCATTCTTTAAAAACTTGTTTAAGTTTTCAGCACCCTCACGAGGTTGAGGAGCCATAGCCGCCTCAATGTTGGCAGCCAAAGCGTTGTCATTGTTGTTGTTAGACTCAACCTCAATGTTTGAGTTCTTGACAAACTGACGCATACGCTGGACGTCCATATTACTATACCACCTGATTTTTTTTAATACCCACTCGTGACTATCTCTTCGTTTTCGTTCACCACATCGAGACCATAACTGACTGGTTGCTTTCTGTAAGCCCGACCCTTATAGGAGATCGCTTCATCACGGACTTCGATGCCATAAGAACTGAAAGGTCCGGCATAAAAGTCTGGATTGAATTTGGGTCTTCCAAGGTTTGCCTGCGAGCAGTGCTGAGAGAAAGCCTGTACAAAGATGCTCTGAGGAACATACAGATCCTTGTCTCGAATCACCAAGCTGCTTTCCAAGAAGTTAGTCAAAGAGCTCGTGACCATCGCCACTTGCTTTTGAATTTCCTTGAAATACTTGGGAACGACGGCCCACGCATCCCTGTTTGCATACTTTTGACCATAGTCGAGGTAGGCTCGGACACACTTCAATAAGATGGCTGGAAGTTCACGTTCCAACTTGTCATCCAACTGAGGATCTGTGTCATTGTCTTTCACTTGTTTCGGAAAATTGAACACCAAAAGACGTCTGAGGATAGAACCAGATGCATCTTTGTAGTCTGGCAACTCGTTACCGGCCATACATCCCGGGGTTGTCCACTTGATTGACTTTGGTTTTTCATGTTTAATGGCCAAGCTCACATCTTCACCACTAATGATTTGCTGAAGTTCCGCTTGGTTGAGGCTCATGTTTGACTTACATTCAGGGGCAATAAACATAAATCCATCGTAAATACCAGAGAGACCGAATTGTTTTTCAGAGTTGGAGCTCAATACACGAACATCCTCGGCTTCGTAGAACTTTCTAAATACCTTGGTCAACAAAGTCGACTTACCAGTTCTGGCAACACCTTTACAGTACATAGCAATTTGCCAACCTTCGAGGTCACCAACATCAAAACAGAGTCGCCCACCCATCACGTACATCCACTTGGCCACATTTTCATCAAAACCTTGATAGTCCATGATGCTTTGGAAATACGGCGTCGGAATGTCCCACCAATCTTCAATGTGGTCGTAGCTTTCAAACATTTGATCAAAGTACTTGCAGCTCACAATCGTGGGATCGAGACATTTGAACTGCTTGCTTTCATAATTGTAAAATCTAGATTCGTACCTACCAGTTGATGGAACCCACTCTTTACCGATGAACACACCATTCTTAAAACTCCAGACGTGGCGATTCTTAGAAATCTCTGGGAACTGCATGTCCGAACATTTTGACAAGTGATTAATAACGTCATTGAAACCAGAACCACGAGATGTCAGATTCTTCCAAGTTTCAAAGTTTGTTTCTTTTTGGGCAAACATATGAACTTCTTCTTGAATAGTCTTTGCCGGCTTCCATGCACGTGTCGAGTATCCTTCGGGAGTAACAATCTGTGTGCAACAATATCCTTTGTAACGTCTAATATTGTTTGTGTACGTGTGATTCAGAACAGCCACGATAGCTTGTTGATACGGAGTAAGTTCATCAACGTTGATAGTGCTACATCTGAATAATGAATGATCCGTTTCCGGGTTGATAGGAACAAATGTCGGGTTGTTAATACGTTCGTAGATTCTTGTGTTACGAAAAACAATTTGAAATGCATCGTCCACTTGATCAATCAAACGATTAATACGTACCGAAACTTTCAGGCCATCATCATCTGGTTCGTAGTCCAGAATGTCAAGAGATTCGCCTCGGTGATACAACTGACCAAGGTGTGTAAGGATACTCTTGTGTTTTCCAGAAAGCAACTCTATATCTACTCTGTAAGGTTTTCCAGATTCAGGATCTATCTCTTCCGGTCTGAAGAATTTTTTATATCCCAACTCTGAAGAGATTTTTGAATCTCGGCGTGCACCAATATACCATTCATTTTCGAGACCAGACAAAAATTCCACCAACTCTTCAGAACTTAATGACTGAATCTGACTTTTCCACATCTCCATATTCGATTGATGTTGATCTGCATCTTCGGATATGAAGTGAGTCTCCATCCCTTAATTTACTAATACTCGCTTCTATTTTTTAACCCATCTTACCGAGCATCTTTATCAGGATTTTATTTTGAGTTTGAATTTGTTGAACAAGTGCAACCAGGGCAGAACAAACAGTGTCACCATCCGGGGTCGTGAGAATATCGACGAGGTCGATCCCAGATTCTTCAAAGTCAAAATCTTCTTCTTCTTCTTCGACATCTTGAATGAGGTCTTCAACGATTTCACCTTCTTCAATTTCTTGGTCACTCGACATTTGATCTATACTGAGAAAAGACCAACATCGATTTTTCGCGTCGCGCGGCACCAGGCCAAAAAAAAATCTTGGTCTATAGTACAAAACTCTCAAAATGGCTGGCGGTCTCATGCAACTCGTTGCCTATGGCGCTCAAGATGTCTACCTTACGGGTAACCCGAAGGTCACTTTCTTCCAGGCTGTGTACAAGCGACACACCAACTTTGCGATGGAAAACATCGAACAAACCACGAACGGTAACCCGGCTAACAACGGCCGCATCTCCGTGACTGTTGCCCGCAACGGTGACTTGATCGGTGACATGTACGTTGAATTGTCGGCGAAGTCTACGCTCACCTCCAAGTCTGGTGCCACGGACTGCAACTGGGTTGCGGAACGTGCGATCAAGACGGCCGAACTCTCCATCGGTGGTCAACGCATCGACAAGCACTACCAACGCTGGTGGCGTTTGTACTCCGAGCTTTACTTGGATGAATCCAAGAAGGCGAACTACGCGAAGATGACGACTGGTTTGGGCCAAGTGTTCCTCCCGCTCATCTTCTTCTTCAACCGCAACCCGGGTCTCTACTTGCCGCTCATTGCCCTTCAATACCACGAAGTGCGCATTGACTTCGACTTGTCGGACACCTTCGAAACCTACTTCGGTACCAACACCTTCAAGGTTTGGGGTAACTACGTCTACCTCGACACTGAAGAACGCCGACGCTTCGCCCAAAAGGGTCACGAATACCTCATTGAACAAGTGCAACACACTGGTGTCGATGCCGTGACCTCGGGTGAAACCAAGAACATCCGTTTGTCCTACAACCACCCGGTGAAGGAACTCGTCTGGGCTATCACCGGTGCGTCTGCCGCGGAAGACAAGTTGTGGAACTTCTCCTCCAACGTTGCGACGGGTGATGTCGTTGTCGAATCTGACCCGACGGCCATCTCCGAATCTAACTGCTACGTGCCGTTGACGCAAGCGACCGGTGTCCCGCTCTTCTCTGCGGGTGCCGCCGGTGGCCTCCGATTGGTCGAAGAAGGTGCCTCTTCTGCCGCCGCTGTCGGTCCGCTCGACACGTTCAAGCTTGTCCTTAACGGCCAAGACCGCTTCAAGGAGCAAACCGGTAAGTACTTCAACCAAGTGCAACCGTTCAACCACCACTCTGGCTGCCCGATGCCGGGTGTGTACGCGTACTCTTTCGCCCTCAAGCCGGAAGAGCACCAACCGACCGGTACGTGCAACTTCTCGCGTATTGACAACGCCCAAGTTGCCGTCAAGGTTAAGTCCGACATGGCGTCCGGTGCCGCGACGTCGCTCAACATGTTCGCGACCAACTACAACGTCCTCCGCATCCAAAGCGGGATGGGCGGTTTGGCCTTCTCCAACTAATCTCATTATCTCGTAATTTACTACCAAATAATTTTTATAATACATCAAATATTATAAAAGTTACATTGATATAGGCGGCATTACTTAAAGATTTGGTGCTCTATTCTAAAAATGGAAGATAAAGATTATGTGCTTGTGCCATTCAAATCTAAGAAACTTGGTGGCATCTCGTTTGCTATAGACAAGCAAGACTATGACGTCTATGTCACTAAGATGCCAAGTTGGTTTTTATCGGGGGCTAAAAACAATTATGTGACAGCTGATTGGAGGAATTGCCCGGGTGGGCGTCGTAAAATTCGTCTTCATCGATTTTTGATTCTTGGTATGGATGATGATCAAAATAAAGTTGTTGATCACATAAATGGTGACACCCTCGATAATAGGAGATGTAATCTTCGCGTACTATCAAAGTCTATGAATGTATCACATCGTGCAAACTTGAATTCAAATAATAAATCTGGACACCGAGGTGTTCATTGGTGCAATACAAATAAACGATGGATCGCAAGTATTCAACACAACGAAGATACGTGGTGGAAAAAGTCTTTTGAAAATAAAGATGATGCCATAAAAGAAATAAATGAACGTCGAGTTGTGTATAATACAATACATGGTATTTCGGATAGGGTCGTAGAGAGGTTACCCGAGCTTGAAACTCCCAATAAATTAATGAAGGAACTTTACGAAAATGGTTCGTATACACACAATAAAGTATCACAAACAAGTCGTGAAAATTATAATGAAAAGCGTCGCTTAAAAACCGCTGATAAAAGAGATCGACAAAAAGCTGAACTTATGAGTCAACCACAAACATACGAAGTTATACAAAAGTTGCGGCGTATAGAGGGTGATGAACGCCGTTCACAAAGTAGGTTGTCGGGACAAAAAATGTCTACAGAAGAAAAACAAAAAGTTATCAACGAAGGTCGACGTTTAAAAAAAACAGTAACTAATTTAGACAATTTGTTACAAGATAACTAAACATGCAAAATATTTACACCGACGGAAGTTGTTTAGGTAACCCCGGTCCAGGTGGTTGGGCCGTGCTAGGTCCAGACTTTAAATTATCGGGTGGACAAGACAACACAACGAACAACATCATGGAAATGACCGCGGTAGTCA